TACTATCGGCTAGTCTATAAACTGATTCCGCATCATACACACTCTCAATACTATTCTTTAACACCTCGAAGAATGCATCCATCTCACCCTCAACAAATTTGAGTGAATTGGTTAGGTCAGCTCTAGGATATTTCATTACCAGTCCATAACCATTGCCAATATCAAATTTACTTACGTGAGTAGGATCTTCTTTTATCTCTACCTCATCTAAATTAATCTCTACAGAATACTTCTGATCATCCTCTACATCTCTATAGACCAGATTGATCACATTGTTGACTGACTTCGATCTAATTTTAATAAACAAATATTCAAGATCAAATGTAGTCAACGTATCTACGTTAATTTTATCAGTCAGTATACAGTTATTGATAACTTGTTTAACTGCGTTTATAATATCATTCGCCTCCCCACTAGCTTGGGATGTAAGCAAAATCTTTTCTTCTTTGACCAAAAACGGTCTATACTTTACGGTTTCTTTTGTTGAGGGTAAAATCAATTCAAAAGTTGGATAACCAATCTTAGGTAACGCCATAATAACTCCTTGTTATAAAAATCCTCGTAGTAGTCCTCCAACAGCCAACTTACTGTTGTTAATTACATTAATTGTATCCGCAACACCCTGAGGTCTACGAATGTTACTCAGTACTTGTACTGCAGAAGCAATACCCATAATTCTTTGCAGTGCACCGACACCACCGGGCTGGGCAATAGGTTGGTTTAGATCTACTATGTTCTTCTTCCAATTGTAATACGTAAACCCAACCGGGATCTTAGCAAATGAATCAGTATCGGCCCAGGATAGAGATATATCACCAAGGAAGATAGGATATGCACCCATAAGAACTACCTCAATAACCTTTTGACCTGTCTCGTCCAATGCTGTAATGGTTATATCGACTGCGTAGTCATGTTTGTATCTTACTTCAAATGCATTAGCAGAGGTTGCATGTCTATCATATACAACTATATTATTAATCCAATTGCCAAAGAACTGATGTACGTATCCGCTACCGTCCCCGAAGAAAGTCATATTAACATCTACAAAGGTTGGCTGGTATGGTTTCTTTTCCTCTACTCCAATACCGTATCTCTTGATAGGAGTAGTGGCAAGCATAACACCAGGTAATGCAGCTGACTCGGTAAGAAAGGGAAGGATGGTTGGAGTTTGATCACCGGTCATACACATAGGTGCAGGTATGGTAACGTAGAACTGGCTATTGCGTTGTAAGCCATTAACCCCGTCAATAGTCGATCTTATCTTATTAAGACCCTTCCTATCACTACCCTGAGGTCTGGTTCCATTAAGGAAGGTGTCGAGATTGTTTCTTACCGATTCTGGTAGAAAGTCCCTAACTGCATTTACTGTACCTACTACATTCTGACCTTTTGCAATAAATTCGCTAATGTTAGCCATTATCTGCCTTTGCTAATTATTCTTCTTGAGTCTCTATAAACCGTTGATGTACTTGCACCTTTGAATCTTTGTAGTGGTAAAAACAGTGCGAAATCCCATTCTTTGGGATCTATGTGAATCAATCTAGAGTCGATCTGACTATTTAGATAGCGCTTAACACAAGGCTGAAAGTACTTAAATTTAGAGGAGCTACTTAAGATACCGTAAGATATTTTTAACTTGGTTGTATCATCCATGTTGCTATTGTTAAGAGTATCATATAACGCATCCATCAGACGTGCTCTGAAAATAGGTGGTAGATAGTGCATATTAATACCAAGGAACCCATCATCCACCTTTCTAAAAGGGAAGATGAGAGGGTAGCGATCGTAGTAGGGAAGGGTATCTTTGTGCTTGGCATCGTATGCAAACAAGAACATTTGCCCTACCTTAACAGTATTACGTCTAGATTCTACCTGGCTTTTTTGAATTGCCTTTGCAGTATCAACATTTCTCATGGCAAGTGCCTTATCCCGCAGCCAATCTCTAGCCTCTATCGAACTAGCCTCTACGTTCTTACTTGCCATTGCTTTTTGCAATATGTTACCAAATACTGGGTTCATTTGATTCCTAATTCTTTCTCTGTCATGACCATAAACTTCCATTTACGATCTTTGCAATATTCTGTAGCCGCCTTCCATTTTGCCTCGTTTATACCATAAGTCATAACCTCCCTGAGATATCTCTTGGTAGGTTTTGTGTTCTTTGACTTTAAGGTAGGTGGAATGGCCTGACTTCTTGGTTTTACTTCTATAACAACGGTCTCGGTCTGAGCATTTGGAAGCAGCTTCTTTACCTTAAAGTCAGGAAAATAGCGATGCATCTTATTATCAATAGGGGAACGATAGGGTATAAAGAACTCTTCACTCGACCATTCCAATACCTCTGGATGTGTATCCAGATATAACATTAGCTTTAGCTCCCAAGAACTCCTATAAATAATATTTGCAGGGTTACCTTTGTACTTGGCAGGGTTTTTGGGTTTAAAGAAACCTCTGTAACTCATATTCTGAATGCCCTATAAATAGAGTAATAACAACCACGAGAATATTTATGCCCTACGGCTCATCTAATCCAGAATCTCTAACCAACCCAACAACCCTAAGTCAACAGTCAACAAGCCTGTTCTCTGGAGTTTCACAGACTATTGATCGTGTTGGTGCTGGTGCACAGGGTGCAATCACTAATATTGCTAAAGCGTTGAACATAGGTGGAATGGCTGCCGCCGGCTCCCTTAGAACCAGTATTGCACAGGTTTCCGGTATTACACCTGCGTCTAAATTCATAGACAATATGTCTAACAAGAGTACATTGCCAGACTTTACACCTGAGCAATCTAGAGAAAACGGAACCTCTAACCTTGCCCCGCTTCAATATCCTAGAGATATGCCTGAGAAGAAGTTTATTAAATTTACGTTTGCTGCATATTACCAGCCAGGCCCTTTGTTCCAGCGTGAAATTATTCCTACACGATCTATCATTTTACCCCTTCCTTCTGATTTAGCCGAGCGTTATGGGGTTCAATATGCCGAAAAACAACTGGGTGTTCTAGGTGCATTACAAGAAACCGGTATGCTCCAGGGCATTGCTACTACAGATGCATCAGTAGGTAGTATTAGAAAGATGGGTGAGAGAGCCGGTGAACTAGCTAGCGACAAAGGTAACCTGGCAGTAGCTGCTAGAAATATGGTAGGTGCAATAAGCGAATCTTCTGGTGCTGCTATTGATCGCGCAACAGGTACTATTCTTAATCCATATAGCGCACTACAATTCTCAGGTGTTGAATTAAGAAGCCATTCTTTCAAATACAAGTTTTCACCTAATAGTGAAACTGAGTCAAAAATTATTAAAGAGATTATTAGAGAATTTAAATTGAGAATGCTCCCAGAAAAGAGAGGGCTTACATTTAACTTTCCTGATGTCTGCACCATAGAATTTGCAAATAAGAACTCACTCTATTACTTTAAGAACTGTTACTTAAAGTCTATGAACGTTAACTACTCACCTTCCGGTACCCCGGTATTCTTTCTGGGCGGTCAGCATGCTGCTGAAATTGAGATAAGTCTTGATTTCGGAGAAATCGAACCCCTATCACGAAACGATATCCTGAGTGGAGACTTTACCGGTAAGGTTGGTCAAGCAATGTCGTCAGGTACTATGAGACAGCAAACACAAACCCCTGAAGACACATTTTAACTAACTCCTCCGGATCCTAATGTATACCCTTCTCAGCCAATTTGACATCATTAACTATAATGGTGTACCTGTACGTAACATATTTACTAGAATTACATTCTCCGATTTAGTTAAAAAGACCGGGGCTGTATTTTATCCTTATACTGTTACCGAAGGTGAAAGACCTGATACTATAGCCCATCAGTACTATGACGACTCTAGATACAGTTGGTTGGTGTATATGAGTAATGCTATGTTTGATCCTTACTATGATTGGCCTCTAACTACTAATGAGTTTGAAAACTTTATTAATGAGAAGTACGGTCAAAGAAACGTGGCAATGGAGAAGATATTATTTTGGAGAGATAATTGGAGAAGCGATGATACGGTTAAAACACCATCTGGTTATACTGCCCTAACCTCTTCTGTTAGAAAATACTTTAGTCCAGTTACCGGATACAATAATAGCGTGGTAAGCTATGTCCGTGCATCTTCTGACCGGGTAGTTGATACCAACAAGATTATTCAACTCACAGTTGCAAATTCTAGTAGCTTTTCAGTCGGAGATCTTATCAGTCAGAATACCAGTGGGGTATTATCAGGTACCGGTGAAATAAAATTTGCATCAAATAATATTGTGTTAATTAATAACATACAGGGTCAATTCTCTAATACTGCCGGTAATGTCGGAGGTCTGGTCAAGACACGCACATTTACTACTACCAACATTACTAATTCAAACACTATCAGTACTCCTATATCATCAGATGAGCTAATTTACTGGGAACCAGTATCAGCTTATACCTACGAGACAGAGGTAAACGAGAGTAAAAGATCAATTAAACTAATTGACAAAGCATACGTAGACCAGATTGAAAGAGAACTTAGCGAATTGGTATGAAAAATAAGGTTTACGATCCTGGTGATATAAAAATAATTGGCATGAGAATGACCAATTATAATAAATCAGCGACTAAGGATATTCGTGGTCAGGTTATTTCTTTATCCATATTTGAAGATATGGAGCAGCCTTCGGTATATGCAGAAATAATTTTGAAGGATGGTGTTAACTTAGTTAAAGATTTTCCTATCATAGGTGAAGAGTTCCTAGAAATATCTTACGTAACTCCCGGTCGTGATAATATGACCATCTATAAACTAAGAACCTTCTCTGTTTCTAGCACCGGTGTTGATCCTAGTAACAAGTCTTCAACCTATATTTTAAAGGCGGTGTCGCCTGAGCACTTTGTAAGCAGCATTAATTTGACCGAAAGAAGCTATAAAGAGACGGTAGATAAGGTTGTTAATAATATTCTAGATCAGGATATTGAAACTAATAAGAGTAGGATAATAGAAGAGACTAGAGGTATAGTACCTATAACTATTCCGAGAATGGCACCCTTCCAAGCCATTGATTTCTTAAGACAGAAGGCTATTGCTAAAAGACCCTCCGGTGGAGTATTTGTATTCTATGAAAATCAATACGGGTATAACTTTACATCTATAGAGAAGTTAATTGAAGATGGTAAAGAGAGTATTGGTAGCAAGATATTTACCCATGCACCAGAGGCAGGTACAGATAAAATAAGACAAACATATGTCTTTAGAAACATTATTCAATTAGAACAATTAAGTAAATTTGATACTATTGAAAAACTTACTTCTGGATATTTTAAAAATAACGTTAAGTCGTTTGATCTCTTAACAAAGGCTTTTGACGAGACTAAATTTGATATCACCGAACAGGCAAGTAAATTTATCTACAGTGATAGCAGTTCATCTATACCTAATTCCACGTCAATGGTTGACCAGGCTCTTTCTGGTTCCCCCACCTATATGTTTGCACCAAAGGATAGTAGCCGTGGCGAAGATTTCGTAGCCGACCTTATGGGATACAGACGTGCATTTATTAAACTGTTTAACCAGGCAGTTACAAGATGTATGGTGTACGGCGACAATTACCTCTCTGTTGGTGATATGGTTGAATTAAAGTTACCAGATACGTCAGGTACGACAGGTAAGAAAAACGATGATAATAGATATTCAGGTAATTACTTAATTACTAAACTAAGACATATTATTGTTTATGAAGAAAATAAGTTCAAGCATCGAATAGTG